AAGAATCTATATCCTATGCATGAAGCAGTTAATGCACCACAACAAGTAGAGTTACAAAGCTTCAATTTTGTTAATCACTCAGTGCTTCAGTTAAAATGTTATTCAAAAACAGGTGATCAAATAAGTCAATTTGACATGATTAAAAATTTAATTAAGGATAAAGAGAAAAATGAACAACTCCAACCTTTAATAAGAACTGGGCCTAAATTATTTAAGGATAACCGACCTTATATATGTAAAGTTTCTGATTATAATTTAGCATATGGGATATTTGGTCGACACGTCTCAACAACTAGCACGCCAGATCCAAAAATGTTAGCGGATTTTAATAAATTTTTAAAAGAACATATATATCCTAGATTGATGGATAAAATGCAAACATTCTTAAAGCAACAACAACCTTTTACTGTTTTACAGTATATTGATCAAGTTGAAGACTCTAAGAAGAAAATAATATATTTAGCTGGTTATAAGAAAGCATTGCAAACAGGTAGAGTGAATAATCATTATGATCTTTTTATGAAAAAGGAAGAATACAATTATTGCTTAGGTAAAGAAGATAAGTGTAGGCCAAGAAATATCTCTAATCCGAGTGCTGAACTAAAAGCTTTAGGAGGATGTATAGCCTTATTATTAATGAAAGCCTTCCAAGAAGCTGTGAAGGAATCATATCAACCTATAGCAGTTGGTATGAACCCAACAATTCTATCAGATGAAATGAAGAAAATGGTCGATCAAATTCCTTACGGGTTTTACTTTGATGCAGACGCCTCAGCCTTTGATGCTCACCAACATTATAAGATAATAGATATAGTAGACAATTATGTGATTAGGGAATTATATCCTATTTTATTTGAAAAGACTTGTTTACCATTTTATCTTTACGATAGTCTATTAGAGAGTCTTATTGGAACAAAGATGCATATGCATGCCTACTATAACTCAAGAATTAAGATGAAGGGTCATCATAAATATAGGAGGAAAATGTTTGATATGGTATTAAGAGGTACTACAATCACAGGAGCTCCAACAAGAACAACATTTGGTAATTCCTTAAGAAATTATTGTTATCAAAAATATATAGTTCATTTGGCTCAAACAAAAGAGAAAATATTTTTTATGTTATCAGGTGATGATATAGTAGTTCGATCAACTGAGCTTGGG